GACTCACCTTCTTTAGCAAGAAAGATAATGTTATCCATTGCGACTTTGCCATTCTCAATTAGACCACGAAGATTATCTCTTGCGTACTCATAATCAGAATCTACTGTTTGATGATCTTCATTTCTTGAAGGAATTACATCAATGATTGCATCTTGTGCAACTGCTGTTGATGGAATTTCAAAAATGCTATTCAATTTTTCATCTATAGTTTTTTTCATATACTAGTAGTAGTTTCAGTAATAGTAAAAGATTCATCTCCACTAAATGTTTGAGTGGTTACAATTGCATTTTCAATCAAAAATCCAGTATTAACTTCAGCATTAGCGACGTACTTAAATTTATTAAGTGGTCCGAATAGATATCCTTTGACTGTAAAATTTAAATCCCATGTCTGAACTCTACGAGATTCAAAGTCTCCTTCATAAGAGTCTTCTGAGTTAACACTTGTCAATTCAATTGGAATGTCCATTGTTATACCAAGTTCTGGTAGAACTTTCATTGTGACAGTAATATCTGGAGTAAAGAATGGAATGATTTGCTCTACGATTTGATGACCATCTTCGGTATTCTTTACGAAAATGTTTAGCGTAAAATCCATATCATAGGGAACTGGGGTGTATGAATAATCAAAGTCGGTGCCACCAGTATTGATACCTTTTACAATTCTATGTGCGCTATTTAATTTTCTTTGTCCGGCATAAGATAAATTTGTGAATTCAAATCCAAGTCTTGGAATTGTAATTGAAATTTCTCTATTCAAAGTTGGGTCAGTTAAAACTCTTGTGATAAATTTTTGTTTTGGACCATATTCAATTGGAACGTTAATGCTTTGTATCTTTGCTCCATTAGCATCATCCCGTTGAACTTGAACTTCATTGAATAGATTACCAAACATTAAAATATAACGTCTTAATGTGCCGTGATAAAAATCGTGTCCGAACATCATGATTAGAAAGTCCTTGAATCTGCGAAAGTGTTTTTCTCTGAGAAATCTAATATATCATCCGTAATGATTTTCTGTCCGATGAATACATTGTCTGCAGAAACTTCAGAAGCAAGAACAATGTTAGATTCATCAATGACATAATCTCCGTCTTCTAACAATAGCAATGTATCATCTTCAAGTAATGATTTTTCTAAGTTTGTTGTAGATAGACTATACTGATCTTCAATTGCATCAATCGCAGGAACATCAGTATCGATTCTTTCACTAGAGTATTCGTATCTATCACATCTCATTTCAAATGTGTAAAGATCACCTAATTGAAAGAAGTTTTCAATATTTTCTGTGAACTTGATTTCGTACATGTATCCAAGCATTGGAATCCAAATCAAATCACCTTCTCGAGGTCTTAGAATTCCAGAGTAATCATAGCCTTGCTCTGCAAGAAAATAACTACCATCTTCTAAGAGAACATTGTATCCGTATTCATTCATCATTAATGGTTTCAATGATTCAATAAATCTTTTTTGTGCAACTACGAAAGTGATTGACTCATCGATTTGCAATCCAAACTTAGAGATGAAATCTTCTTGTCCCATAAAGCCATCATAGCTTTTGATGAACATTTCCATTTCAAGTGCATCATCATAAATGATAGACCCATCTTCATTGTAAAGTTTATCTAAATTTACATGTGTTCTTGGCATGTAATATGCATCGACACCATAAATCTTTATTGACTCTACAACTAATGATCTAATTAGTGACTGCTCTGATTTAATCGGAGAGTATTGATTAAAGAATCTATTGCGAGCCATTATCCAACCATGTCTAGAACTGGTAGCGAATAAGAAGAAATCATTTCTGTTTCTAATTGATTTAATTCGTCTAGTGCTTCATCCCAAATCTTTTGCCCATTGAATGTAATACCGCCAGGCATTGAAATGCCTTCGAACTTTTTAAGGTTCTCACCCCATTGCTTTTTGATTTGAGCTGTGCAATATCTCTGCAACCAACGATCATTGTACATGTCTGTATATGTGTCTGGATCAATTTTTTTATAGCCTTCAATGATAATGTATTCACCAGCTTTGACCTTAGTATCCCAAGACATATCAATATAAAGTTTATTAATATGACGATTGAATCTTAGAGACTGTTTACCAACGAATAGTTCTTCAGCAAGTGCAACGTTTTGAAACGCCATGTAGTAAGGTGCAAACGGACCTGTATTGAATGAATACAAATCATTCAAAGAGATTTGATATCTTAGATTGAAAAGATTGTTTGTAGAATAACTATCGCCAACATCAAGTATGCTTGTAACTCCAATGATTTCATCTGGAATTTGAATATACTTGTTTACTTTGTCATCGTCAGTGACTTGATGCGCTAGATAGATTTTCTCTGTTGCATCGTAATGATAATCATAATAATATGAAAATGCGATTTCGATGCAGTCTTCTAATTGCTCATCTGCAATGTTAATTTCTAATAGAGGTGCGCCCAATCTTCGAAGACAGAATTGCTTGAATTCTTCTCTTGATGCTGGTTTGCTGGTACTCATTTCTTCCCCTTATAAATTTCATGTTCTATTTATAAGGGGAAGTATCTTAACTTTAGAAAGTTACGGATCCACTGCTAGTCCAAGTGTACACACGGTTCTTGTATCCCAGTCCGGTTGCGAATGGAGAAGATTGGTTCCATGCAGGGGTTCCTGATCCCCAAAGTGTTGCTGCAAATGCATTTGATGACGAATCCAAATATTGATTTGGTGAAACTGCTCCAAGCAATAGTTGGGTTCCGGAGATTCGAGATAATGGAGCCGTAGGAGGAGTAAATGAACCTGTTGTATACACTGCAGTGCCAGTAACAAGTCGAAAATTAGAAATATACCCATTAAAATAGGGGTCGATCCCAGGCGCTCTCATTCCTATATATATAGGAGATGTTCCACTAACCAATGTTGCAGAAGTTGTTGTTGTACTACCCAACACTCCGTTTAAATAACAACGAATGGAACTTCCGGATCTACAAATTACAGCATGATTCCAAGTGTTGTTTGTGTAAGTTCCAATTGTCGCACCATTTGCAACGTCAAAACCTGTTCCGTTTGACGATGAATAAAACAACAATGAACCGCTTGTTCCAGAAGAGTAAAACGCCCAAGGACCGTAATATACGCCTGCATCCACTCTTTGACTTGCAAGAATGCAATTTGCGCTTTGCGAGCCGTTTGCATAAAACCATAGTTCAATAGTAAAGTCACTTGAACCAAGATTGAACGCTGAGTTTTGGGCGTAACTAATGTATTGGTTTGATGCGCTTGCTAAATTTAAACTTCCCGACCCGCTGGTGCTGGCTGTTGGACTACCAGTAGTAGCTGATGGTGCAGAATATGTGTCTGGATATGACAGAATAACGATACCTGATCCACCTGATCCAGGACCAGAACCACTACCGCTACCTCCTCCACTACCGGTGTTTGCTGTGGCTGATCCGGCGCCTGCATTGCCGCCCGAACCAGCACCACCAGCACCACCAGATAATGCTCCACCAGTAGTTGATGAACCAGCACCGCCGCCAGCTCGTTGTGTAGCAGTTCCTGTAATATCAGACCAAACTCCTTGTCCTCCAGCACCACCTACTGTCGAACCATTAAAGTTTGCATCAGCAGCACCAGCCCCTCCACCTCCGCCACCAATATAGGTACTGGTACTGCCTGATCCGCCATTATATCCTTGAATAGTTGAACTATTAGCTTTACCCATTAATCCGACGCTTGTGGAAGCACCGCCATAGCCAGACCCACCAATATTTTGAGTCCCCCCACCCATTGCGGTAATCGCAGCAAATACTGAATCAGATCCTTGACTATAGCCAGCACCTCCGCTGCCTACTGTAATTGTATATGATGTACCTAATGCTAAATTAATTGAAGGAGAAACTCCAGCTCCACCTCCAGACGCTTTAGGACTTGATGTTCCAGAAGCGGATGTCCAACTAGTTAAATATCCACCAGCTCCACCCCCAGAATATCCAGTACCACCACCACCTCCAGCAATAACAAGATAATCAACAGGTATTGCCAATCGTATAGGATTAGTAGGAGTCAATGTGCCTGAAGAAGTAAAAACATGTACAACATAACCGTTTTTTCCGTAAATCGTTCCGCCAGTGAAGAATTGTACATTACCTGGATAACGAACTATGACAATACCGGAGCCTCCAGCACCACCAGCGGCGGCATTGCCGCCGCCACCACCACCGCCAGTATTAGTTTGACCAGCAGTACCGACAGAAAACCCACCAGGTGCGGCGCCTCCGGCGCCACCTATACCACCATAACCTACAGTCGCATCTGCACCAGATTGTGCTCTCCCTCCACCTCCACCCCCACTATAAGTAGTAATAGTTCCAGAAATAGAAGATCCTATACCTTGACCACCAATACTACCTTGTGGGCCTGGACCGCCTGGGAATGCGGACATTCCATTAGTCCCAGCGCCGCCACCCCCTCCTGCATAGTGAGGATTCGCATCAGTGCCGGTGTTATTACCTCCAGAGTTTCCTTGTCCTGAAATTCCAGCCCCACCACCAGAACTTGTTGCGAAAGTATATTGTCCAGCAGCCCCACCACCAGAACCGCCAGAACCACCACCAGCTAATGCAGTTTGCTGGCTAGATGAATACCAAGTCCCACCTTTGCCTCCACCGGAAGCTGAAATAGAACCAAATACCGAACTTGATCCTTGACTCGCCGGTGTCAATGATTCATTTGGGCCTCCAGCGCCACCAGCACCAACCGTTACCGTATAAGATGATCCAGGAGTTATCCCAGAATAACCTTGTAACAATCCTCCGCCACCACCTCCACCAATACCGGCTCCACCACCTCCAGCAACAACAAGATACTCTACAGCAGTGGGAGGAAGGTCGACCCAATCTAAATTTTTAATTGCTTGAGCAACTTGGCTCAGCGTCCACATTCCACTATATGCTGGCATTTTTCTTTACTCCAATACTTTATTTTATTCTGTCGCTTCAGTTACAACTTCTGTATTAGATTGTGACTCTACTTCAGTAACAGGTTCAACGACAGGTTCAACAATAGATTCAACGACAGGTTCAATGACAGGAACTACAAATTCAATCCATGAAGTTGTTTCTTCATTCCAGTCATACATTTTGCCATCTGTTGGTTTTGGTGTTGGTGAATTCCATAAACAAGTACCTTCATCTAATACCCAAGAAGCATATGGTTTAGGTGGGATAAATGCATCTCTTGTGCTATCATAGGTGAAGCCAATTCCTGCGTAATTTTTACGAAGTGGTGTGCCACCTTGGATATGTACTCCACCTTGTGTATTATATGAAGTTTGAATCCAAGACGCTGGATCTCCCCAATGACCTGTGTTGAGTGTCTCTTGGTCAATCACGATCACTTGTGTGACTACGCCATTTTCTACTTTTGCAAAATGTGCCATGTTAAAATCTCCCTTTTAGAAAGTAATAGAACCAGAACTGGTCCAAATATATATCTGATATCCGTTGTTGTATAAAATTTGTGGATTACCAGTTGTGCTTGCAGGTGGAGCAGTATTTGCAGGCCAACGGACGATGACTATACCAGAACCGCCTTCGCCACCTTTAGCTTCTTGGTTTCCTCCGCCTCCACCTGAACCATTATTCATTGCTCCATGTTTTCCAGGGATGTAGGTTCCTGCATTATTGTATGACCCCGCACCACCACCAGTAGCACCTATTCCACCTAGAGCACCCCCAGAAACATAAGCAGAACCACCTCCACCACCAGCGTATTGAATAGGTGTTCCTGTAATAGATGATACTGTTCCGGGACCGCCATTACCGCCTGCGCTGATAGAAGTAACATTGTCCCAATTTTGAACTCCACCACCAGAACCACCACCACCACCACCACCTGGATATGAACTACCACCACCATTAAATCCTTGACCAGGTGTACCTGATCCACCAGTTACATATCCTCCGCCTCCTCCTCCACCTGATCCTCCAGTATTACCATCAACTCCACCACCACCTCCACCGATTGCAGTAATTGATCCAAATACGGAATTGCTACCATTGACTCCAGCACTTAATGCGGGACCACCAGCACCACCACCAGCACCTACGGTAACTGTGATGCTTGATCCTGGCGTAATTGCATATCCAGTAGCCGTAAGTACGCCACCAGCGCCTCCGCCTCCACCACCAAAGTTTGCTCCCTGTGAACCTCCACCACCACCTCCACCAGCGACAACAAGGTACTCAACCGTGGCTGTCTTTTGATCTGTGAAAGGATTAAATGTTGCGCTAAGAAAACCGCCTAGATATTGACTCATGATTATCTCGCTAACGAATATTTAAATGGTGTTTCAGCAAATGCTGCAAAAATATAACTAGTGCCATTTGTATTATTATAAGTTGATGTTCTAAGTTTAAATCCATTTGATAGTAAATCAACAAGTGTATAAATTGCTCCTGAGTCTTCTACATAAGTCCAATTCGCATATAATGAGTTATTATTCACGTTATATCCATTTCGTTTATTATCGAACATAAACCAGTCAGTTGTACTGGCCGAACTTTTAATCATTAAAAATGCTGGTCGAAATCCACAATTTACAAATGGTCCGTCTGCTGCACCATTTCCTGTATAAGATCCAAATGCGGAAAATCCATCTACTTGAGCAAAACAATAAGCAATCATAGTTGTGCCACTACCCCCAACACCAGTACCAGCAGTAAATACAGATGATGTTGGTGATGTATTATTCCAAAAGTTTGCTGATGTTATTTCTGCCGAAGTCTGATTTAAATAAAAACCTTTAGTTGCACCCCTCGCAGAATGATAGGTAAACCAATCTGAAGTGGTGCTTCTAGTCTTTAGGATAATCATACTAGGGGCAACATTCAAGCCGTGACCAATCGTGGCAACACTTCCAGTCGCAGTATATGACACTATACTAAAACCACTTCTTTCATTTACACTTATTCTTGAAGATATTGATCCAGCAGAATTATTTGCTCCAGAGTTGTTTCCAGCTCTCCAGTTCCATGCCGTAAAAGTTGCACCATTAGTATTAACGCTTAAACTAATATTTGGCCCTAGTGTAAAACCATTACTATCATAAGTTAATAATTCTTTGCCAGCTGTAGATGAAACTTCTGCATCCGTACGGTTTGTAGCCAACATTTCACGTCCGCGTATAGAATCAAATAGTACATGATAAAAAGCATTGCTACGAGATTTAGTCCAAATAAAATCAGGTTGAAATCCAACTCCGGTAATTGATTGTGTGCCATCATTACCTGTGTACAATACAGTATTAAAGAACTGACTAGCTTGTGTAATACTAGTTGAGCCAATAGCTGGTGTTAGTAGATTCTGTGTACATAGTGCTTTGAATCCTGATGGCGCAGTGTAAGCAAACGGACGCTGACCAAAGTTGAAACTTGCAGCCGAATACTGAATTTGTGCTGGTCTCAAAATGCCAGTTAAATTGGTAAATGCTGCATTGGTTCCTGCCGATGGTGAACCACTTGCAAACCAAGTTCCATTTTTACCCCACCATATTTTTCCGCTGTCCATGTCCACTGCACACATGCCAACATCACCATTGGCATACGCAGAACCATACGAGGTATTACCTCCGTTATTTCGTTTATTACCATCTGAATTATGTATACCCCAAGAATCTGCTGCTTCACCAACATAATTGTAAGTGCCTGCAGTTAAACTGGAAGAGCCCCAAACACCAATGTGATTATCGGGCGT